TTCAATGAGTTCAAAGCCTCTCCTGAGGCCACACCTATCGAGAACCTCCTCATACATCCCCACGAGAGAGTGTCCCATGGTAATAGGGGCATAGGCTCAGTGAAGGAATTGAGAGAACTGTTGGCAGGCCACCCCTCTGCCCCAGAATCCCTCGACTCCGTTTTCCATCAGCAGAGACTCAGTGCGATAATCGCTGACTTGGCTAATAGGAAGGGTTGGGATAAAGAACGCGAGAGAACGGAACTCAGCAGAGCGACAGGGGCGATAGCCCCTGCGGAAACAGATAGAGTCGACGAATGGGGTAAATGGGTCCCACATGGTGGGATGGAGAACTATGATATATACCCCGTATTAGACCCAGATTCCGACAGCACTTGGACTACGGGTCGTTTCGGTAGACCTAGCCATGCAGAGGGCCCCTTGGCACGCCCCAGTCCTCTGTTGGAGGCAGATGACGAGGAGAACTGGGACAGCAATTTCAATGATAACTTCTTCAAGTACCTAATCACATCGAGGGCCTATCGGCTGGGTAGCAAGAGACTCCAACAAGGTCGCTCAAGCGTCGACATGGGTCAGGGCTTGGTCGGTGACATGGGTCTGGGGGGTGGTAGTGAGGCAGAGGAAGATAGTGAGGAAGGTTCTGGGTACCTGCTTGCCCCAGAGCCCTTCTCTCTCATGTCTCGTCATATAGAACGACTACGGGATTTGGCCCTAACCTTCTCAGAGGACAGCATAGCGCGCAAGAGGGTCGAAGAAGCCATACGCAAGCAGCAGGAGATGCAATTCCAAGTGGCGTATTCCAATCAAGGTGCCTTCGATGATTCCGATGCTCAGATTGGTAGGGTGAACTATGCTCATATGTTCCTCAGAATGATGGGGGATACCTTGCATCACACTGGTCTCGTCGCTCAGGCTCTCAAGAAGCACTTCATCTCACAGGACCAGAATAATGCTGGCCTCTTCGGGCCGGACCCTCAGGGATATGCGAATCACATGGAACTCCTCCATTTCGCTAACTCCCTGCTTCACGCCCCTGACCAATCATGGCGGAAGGCCTTGGGTACAGAGATGGCCAAACTAGGTGATGAGCCCCTCTCCAATCAGATATCGGAGCCTCATACGGTATCATCCTACATATCTCCCGTGGTGAGAGAGGGAGTCTACAATCTCGAAGCAGGTCAGTTCGAGTCCGCAGAGGCAGATGGAATCGAGCATGAGCGAATGACTGGGGCCTTCAAAGGCGCTGAGATACCCAAGGGGACAGCCATCGCCCGACATTACATAGAGAACGGGCATGGGATAGGAGGCGCTGATGTGCATGCTCGTGCCCGCCGTGCTTTGGCTATTCTAGATTTGTATAACTCGCCGGAGGACTTCATGGGGGACCTAGACAACATCTACTCTAGAGGCTCTAGAGGAAGGACCGTGACAGGCCCTGAAATCCAGAGGGGTAAGAGTGACTCTGTCGACAGCATTCGTTTCGCAGGGACAACCAATCAAACGCGTGATGATTTCAGCGCCCTCATGTCGGTGCTTGGGAATATGGACACTGACTCCCGGAAGACTACTAGAGCCATTAGCGTACGAGATAATGAGCCCCTTGGTGACTGGGGTGCAGGCTTCAATCAGTCAACTAGTATGGGCAAAGCCGCTCGTGGCAGAAGGATGGCCAATGCCACCCGTAGTATTTCTCGTTTGCTGCACCCGTATAGTTGGGACTATGAGGGTAGCAGTGGTAAATTGTCTCTCAGCGAGACTGATAAGCCTAAGACCGTCCCCTTCGGTGGCAAGGAAGGCCTAGCGCCCTTGTCTCTCTGGTCATCGGGTGCACTCAAGCGGCGAGGAGGGAGTGTTACCCGTGCTAGCATCAATCCCACGTACACTGGCGGCCTCCCCACCATGACTGCCACTCATGGGGTTCCCGGAGAGGACAGAGCGAGAATCCATGTCGCTCCCAATGTCGCTAATCACCTGTTTGGTGAGTCTCTGGGCTATGAGGGTGATGTTCTTCACTCACCAGAGGCGGCGGACTACTACGAGACTGGTAATCAGAGAACAGCCGCTCAAAGGGAGTTGAGTACAGTGCCGCCTAACGAGACCATGGGGGATAGCGGTATCATGGCTCGGGGCTTCGACCTCGAGTTAGACGTACTCACAAACGAGGACCTCATTCACAAGAAGGACGAAGGGGACCCAGTCCCCATCAAACCCATGCACCGCATCTTCGCCCTCGATGACCTCGAGCATCTGAGAGGGTTCTCTGATGACTGGGTAGTCTCCTCTTGGCCTGAGGGGGAGAGGGTCATCGTTCACAAGAAAGGCAAGAAACTAGTCATCACCAACAGTGGTGGTAAGAAGGTCGCTATCCCAAACAAGGTCCGCAAAGACATCAGGAAGGCGTATGATGCTGATTTCATAGTGGATGCGATATGGGACGACGAGTGCCTGCATATCGTTGATGTCATCCAAGTCGCGGATGAGAAGGTATGGGACGACCGAACGAAAGACAGAAATCGTTTGCTGCGTGCGAAATTCGAGGCTACTGATAACGTATCGATACCTGCACCTATCAATACCAAGAGAACCGATAGTGAGGGACTGCAACGTGCATATGATGACCTCATGAAGGAGAAGGGGGTTAAGCAAATCCTCTTGAGGGACGCCGAAGCGACTTACATGAGAGGGGAATCAAGACATCCGAAATGGGTCTTGTGGAGGCCTGACAAGACTATCGATGTCCGAGTGGTGTGCTCTTCTGGCGCACAGCATTGTCTAGGAGTTGGCCCTATTGACGAGGAGATGGCTAGGAGCATTGGCAATCGCAGTCAGGAGTACGAGGGTGAGCATTACATGGATGTCGGTTCCCTGTACAGCACTAAGGTCGAGGAGGGGGATTACATCACAGTGGCTGTCTCTAGCACTTCCGTCACCAGCAGGAAGAAGACTGACATCTACCAAGTCAACGCCCCTCGATACATAGGCCCTTCAGAAAGTCATGCCACTGATAGTATTGACACCCTTCGTATTCTCTCGCCTGCTACAGAGCGTAACATACCACATAAGGTCAGGGTGAAGAAAGGCAATGTGCTCATCTCCTTCCCTCTAGGTGATGTGGTGTACGAGACTGAGTCCATAGGTCATGGTTTCATTATCAAGTCAGTCGATGCCCCTTCAGACTACCTCGGTAGGATAGCGGAGTCACAGAGGGACTACTGGGCTCCCCTCGCTGCCGTCCTTCTCAGGAGTGAGAGCGAGAAGATGAAAGAGAAGGATGAGAAGGAGGCTGTCGTGCCAGAACCCCCAGCCAATCACGACAAGAAGCCGAAGAAGGTACTGAAGCCTTCCGAGAGGCTACTGAAGGACCCCGAACTCGCTAAGTCCATCGTAGTCTCACTGCATAAAGTCGAGGAACTCCTGAAGGAGAAGATTACTTGGACAGGTCCCAAGGGCTTGGGTATCGACCATGGTAGTCCCATAGAGAGCCCATCCGGCCCTACTGAGAATACCGAGGGTTACAATCTGCCAGACCACGACCCCGGTCACAGGCAGGAGAAGCACGGTGCGTGTTGGTGTGGCGCTGAGAAGGGCCAGACCTGTGAGCAGGGTAGGGCTCACAAAATGGAGGACTGTCCTATATCACACCCTCCTAGGGATGAGAGCAAGGACCCGAAACACATACGTTTTTCTCATTCTTCTCGTGAAGATTCTTCCGTGTGATTCATATACCATGAGAATAGATAGCGGCGTTTGTGCTCATGCTGGACCAGCGGGTTATCGACCCTGTCTTACTGAAAGGCAGGTCCAGTGACTTAGTCGTTGCAGGCTACGCATCAGTCGAGATGGTGGATAAGCAGGGCGACCTCATCACACGCGGTGCACTCAGGGACGCTTTCGGCAAATTCATGAAATCACCCGGTTTCAGAAACGTCCAACTAGCCCATTCCAATATACAAGTAGGTGAGGTGATACCCACTTACGAGGACACATCTGGCAGGATGTGGAAGTCAGAGGTTGATGACACCGGCATGTTCGTCGTCATCAAACTACGCAGTGACATAGAGAAGGCCCGTGAGGTCGCAGCAGAAATTCGCAAGGGGAACCTGAAGTCGTTCTCCATCGGTGGACAGGCTTTCGAGCGTGTCAATAAGCATGATGGCACCAGAGGTGACTATCGTGAGATAAGCCGCATGGAGTTGCACGAAGTGACCATTTGCGAGAAGGGCATCAATCCTGAGGCCCAATTTAGAATCCTAAAGGAGGATAAAACAAACGGTGATAATATGACAGACCCAATGAATGAATTGCAGAATGTGCTGGAGCGCTTATCCAAGCGTCTCGACGATGCTGAAGCCAGTGAGGCTGATGCTACTCTGAAAGCGAAGGAAGATGCTGATAAGTCGAAAGACGATGCAGACAAATCCAAAGATGAAGAGAAGATGGACGAGAACAAAGAGAAGAGCGACGACGGCAAAGAAGAAAAAATGAAGAAAGGCGACTTAGATGACGTGATTACCACGGACTATCTGAACTGGCTCGAGACGACTGTGAAGTCCGCTGGGTTTGACCCAATGGCAGCACGCGGTCACTTCGAGGACCCCGAAGACGTGGGCAAGGCTTACCTCCAAGAGGGGAAGCACGGCTACGACCACAGGGGACAGGGCAGCATCGAAGGCGCTGGCGAGGATGACTCAAGCAAGAGGCCAAAGATGAACTTCGGGTCCGCACCTAGCGGGAACAAGAACGTCATAAAGGGCGACTACCTTGACGAGTCCAGTGTCGAACCCTCACAGATAGAGGAGGCTTATCAGGTCTACAAGGCCGCTGCAAAAGAGCAGCAGTTCAAGACTGACCTCGGTAACCAGTTCTCCATGAGGTTCCAGAAGGAGATGCAGGTAGAAGCAGACGTTGCTGCCAAGGCATCTTACGATGCTAGGGACCCTATCACAGACCTTCAGAAGGCTGTTCTAGCCATGTCTGACAGGATTGATAACATGGGTACTACAGGTGTTGACATCCAGAAGTCCGCAGCATCTGCACTAAACGTCCAAATTCCTGAGACCACCGAACTGGCACAGATGTCGTGGGACGATGTCCACCGACTAGCCGGAAAGGCTCTACAGGGAGGTGACAACTGATGGCACGTAATTATGTACGAACAATACAAGATATGGAAAGATACTACTACGGTGGTACAGCAACGACCGGGTACACCTACAGCAGTGGGGACATACTAAAGGCAGACGCGCCTCTTATGTCCACAACGGCTGGTACCTACCAAGCAATCTACGGAAGGAAAGTTTGGTCGCAACTGAACCAAGAGTTCAACGCGTTTAGCATACTTCCAAAGAAGCCTTGGGAGCGAAGTGGGTGGAGAATCATCACCGCCAAGCCTTCGTTCAACGTAGGCGGCGGACTGGCTGAGAACGCTACTCTGCCAGACACCACCAAGCCTGACTTCC